TCAATCTGACTGATAACCGTTGGGATTTCACGCCCAGTTGGGTTAAAGGTCATATTGATAAAATTGTTGGTCTTTGTGGTGCTGAACCTCTCTAATCCGTCAAAAGACATTCCTTGTGTGTTCGCAACCCACTTAATCGGCATTCTCATAGCTGAACCCTGCCATTTCTTCTGGTTTCCCAGAAAGAATAGGGTAGCTGGTGAGAAGTTTAAGATAGTGTCAACTGTCTTTCCGACTAAGTATTCAAGCGTAGAGGTATTTACAGTAGTGTTTGCTGCAAAATCTGCCATTATTTTTCGCCTCCTCTAATAATTCTGAACGACCTTTCTGCCTCTCTAATTTCAAATTGGTTGCTTCCCTATTGAGTGGGGTTAGAAATCAAACCAGTCCATTCGTTTGACTTTTTGATAATCTACACCACCTTGCTCTCCAGTTCCGCCTTTTGAAGATGTGCCGATTTTAGAACCCTCCTCTTGCTTCACCTTTGTTTTAGCCATTTCCTTCTTGGCTTCTTCCTTTGCTCCCTTTACCTCCTGAAAGAGAGTGGCTGCCTTGAACAAATCTGGCTCTTTTACTTTTAAGGCGAAATTCAGAAGCGCGTTTTCCTCCTCTCCACTTGATATTTTACCCTCTGCTTTTAATTGAGTTAGAGCAGAGTCAATATAAGTGTCGGCTCTCGCTTTCCTTTCCTCGGTTTCGTAGGTCTGCTGGTTGATGATTTCTTTCAGTTTTCCAACTGTGACATATTCTTCATCACCAGATACAGCCCCACTCTGCCGATTCATACCTTCAGCGATTGTTGAAAGGTTCTCCCTCATTTCCGCTATTTCCTGTCTTGTTATGGTATAACCTTTTTGGAGACCCTTAGCCAATGTCGCAACTTCTTCAAGGGTGGTTTTCTCTTCGGTTTCTTCGGATTGTTTGTCCTCTGCTTGGTCACCTTTTTCTTCGGGGACTTCAGAGGCAACTTTATCCTTTTCTTCTTCCATTATTCTTTAGCTTATCGTTCCCCTTTCGGGACTATAAGCAATTATTATTTTTTAACGACCTTTATTTTAACTTTCTTCTTAATAGCATTTAAAACTGCGTGTTTAGGTAATCCTTTGGTCTTAGTTGAAGCAAAATCGTGAGCTGATTTTAAACTCATACCTTTGGCTGCTTCTGCGACCTTCGGTGAAGCTGCTTTAGCCCCTCTTTTAGCCGCTAAGACCATACCCATAAACTTTTGTTGCACTTGTGATGTCGCTGGCATTTTTATTTACCTCCTCCCTTAATTGTTTCTAATATCTGCCGACCTTGTTGTATAAATTGTAATTTCTCTTGGTCAGGTAGCTGTTGAAATTGGGGACTTTGCATTATTTGTTGTAATTTTACTAATTGTTCTTCTTGTCCTCCTCCTTGCCCGACTGGTTGACCTACCTGTTGTGGAGGTTGTTGAGGAGCTATTCTACCTGTCATTTGAAGCCATTGAAATAAATCTTGAACCCTTTGGTCTATATTACCATATCCTAATTCTTCAAATAATGTCTTAGGGTCTATCATACCAGCGGTAGCAAGTTGTTGAGCCATATCCATTCGTGTTCTATCATCAGTTGGTAGAGTAGAACCTTTCTTGACCATTACCATTATTCCTTGTGGAATATCTTCAACTTTTATTTCAATCATTTTTTCAGAGCTATTGAAAATTACATTCTCATCACTATAAACTTTTAACATATGCAAAAGTGCGTTATACCATTCTTCCATTGCTTGCTCTACATTTCTAACTATCATATCCATTCTACCTACATCAGAAGCCATTAGCAACTGCCTACCTCCGTATGTTTCTTGTTGAGCCCTTTCACCTCTTGTCGTTGAGTGGATTCCCATTACATTATCTATTTCGCTAAGCAAGTGTGTAAGATTATTAAAAAGTGAAGCGTCAGGTTTTCCTGATTGGACTTGAGTTACAGCGCCTAAAGGAGCTTTCCTATCTAAGTAAACCATTAAATCACCTGTCTTATCTACCAAGTCCTGTGCTTTCTTTTCTGACATTGCTTCACCACTTGTAACCCATACTCTTTTTTGTCCTTCATTTAAATCTATGATTTGCTGTTCTAACTGATTCACTCCGTCTTGCATTGGTATTGATTCTTCAATCAGAGAAGTTTCGTCATATAAGGAAGTGTCATCACCGATATTGAAAACATTTAAAAAGATATAAGGGAATTGAGGTGTCTGATAAATGTTCTTGGTTTCATCATCATAATCAAAATTGGGATTCTTCTTTTTTTCAAGTATGATATTTCTTGCAGGTATTATCCAACAAACCCATTCGCCATTACCTCCCCAAAATTCGTAGTATTTAAGTTTTGATTTAATGTTATCCTTCCCTGCGATATCTAATAACTCTTTTTTCTTTTTAGGAAACTTCTCAATAAGGTTCTCTACTGTATCTTCTAATTCCTCCCAGACATATTCACAATTATCCTTATTCGTTGCTCTCTTGTCAATTCCTACCTTTCGTGGTATAACATTTTCGGTCATAAAACTCTTATTTTTATCCCACCTGTATTTCCAAACTCCTAATCTAAATAAAAACCAATGCCTAATCAAGCATTGGAGCTTTTGTTGCATCTGATATTTTACTTCGTATGCTATTTCTAATCCATCTCTTAGTTTCTCCCTAATATCATTTTGGACACTTCCAATTATTGTCGGCTCTGGTGTATTAGCAGAAAGGATAGGAATAGCAGTCTCTACATCAGTAAAAATTCTGTTGATAACTGTCTTTGATTTTTTTGGGTGGGTTGTCCCTTCCGTTTTATCATTCCCACTTTTCCAGTATCTCTTATTTCTCTCACCTACTTTATCTACTTGATTTTTAAACTCTTGGGACTCTCCAATTGCCTTATTTATAGCAATAATAAGCTCATCGTCTTTCTTATCATATTCAAGATTTTGGCGATAAGATGTTATTAGCTCATTGAGATTTGTTTCTGGCATTTAATTTTGCCCCCGTTTTATTCATAAAAACTCTGTTTATTTATAATCTCCTGTATATCGGGAGCTAAGCCGTCAAAAGCTCTCTGGCGTTCCTGCCACGATTTAATCTCACTACCTCCCTTTTCTGTCCTTGTAAGTCCTATTATAGCATATAAAGTAGCGAAAGTAAAATGGTCATCGCCTACTGACTGCCAAGTATCTCTTTCTATCCCCAAATTATCAAGTTCGGTTACTTTATAAAGCGCTTGCCAGTGATTTATGTATTCTTCTAATTCTTCTGCTTTTATTTGTATTCTTATCTCTCTGTTGACAAATCTGTCTATTGCTTGTTGAATAATTTTAGTTCTGTCAGAGAAAACAGTATGCGTTTTATTATCCCATAGAATAAAATCTGCTTTCCTTATTTCCCTCCTGAAATAATTTAGCCACACCCTACCCGGATATTTATCCCTTAATCTTCTCGGCATTGTAATATCGGGCATAGCGTCTATAACGCACATCTCTACATCATAAACTTTTATCAGTTGTTCAATATCTTCCCATTTTTCAGTTTTACCTATTTTAAATATCCCCTGATTGTTTGTCAATACCCAATGCTTTTTAATCCCTTGGTCAACCCCTAAAACATTATGTTGTTGGTCATTAGGTTTTGATAAATCAATACTTTTTAAAATTATATTCTTATCAACCCTAACTTCTGTGCCGACATATGGAAGCCCTAAGACGAAGTTATAAAAGTATTGCTTACCTTTCGTTTTTTCTTCTTCTTCAATTTTACTCGCAGGAATCCAAGGGCAAATCAAGTGGGATATCCAATAACCTGATACTTTTTTATCTGCGTATTTTTTAACCCATTGTCCGTTTATTCTATCTTCATTAGTAATCTCGCCTTTACATCTTTCGCAAACATATTTTCCATTCGCTATATTTTTATGAAAATCAAGGTATTGCCACCTATTACAATGTGAACATTTTATGAACCAATGCTTCTGGTCTGATTTTTCGTAGTATTTCTGTGAGATAGTATGAGGTGAAGTTGGATTAGAAAAATACCATTTACCCCCGAAATCACTCGCCTCTAACCTTGATTCGTATTGTTCTATAATTGTTTGGTCAGAACGGTCGCATTCATCGTGAACATTTAAATCGCTTGACAACATAATACCAACGCCAGCTTCCATCTTCTCTTTTTTGCCAGAGAAAGTCCCTCTGTAATAAATAAAACTATCGCCTACTTTCTTTTGATAGGTCGTATCTTTATCGTGTGTCCACCTCGCAAGTATTTTATTATTAGTGATTAAGCTATTTACTTTTGAAGGAACGAATTGATTAACATCTGTATAGGTAGGTAAAGTATAAATTATGTTCCACTTTTTGAACTTCGCAGCGTATAAGGTTTTCAGAACTTTCATTATTGAAAAACCAATCTGAGCTGATTTATTCACTGCGATTATCGGACTAAAATCTTTGTAAATATCCTTAAGAAATCTATGTTGGTGGAACTCAATAGGTTCTCTCTTTTCGTTGACTATTCTATTATCAATTATCCACGATAAGATTGACCCATCTACCTTTGGCGTTCCTCTCCATACATCTAAAGTATTGAATCCCATATTAGTTTACCTTCTTAAAGTATTCGTCTCCTAACTTTTCATACTTGAATCCTTTCTCATCGTGATTACAACTGATACAATCTTTCCCTCCTTTTAAGGTCATTTTAGTTTTTAAGATGTATTCATAACCCTTTCCACATAAGGAACATTTATTACTTCCGTCTCCGAATCCCCCTAAAATCTGGGGTTTTCTTTTTGACCTATCCCTTTCGGTTTCTTTAAAAGGATTCTTTGTTTTATGAGAATATAACCTGTCAAAATCAGGGTTGGTATATCCGTCTTTTGAAAGAGGTTGTTGGATAGATTCCCAATCTTTTTTGGTTAATTTTTCTCTCATATAAATAGGGCAAGTCAGTAGGCTCGCCCTTTTATACCCATATCAGGTGAGTAAATGCCTACCAATTTACCATCGCATATCTTGCCTCTTTTTGATTTTCCGCACCTCGCTGGTTGGGTTGCTAATATCATTTCCTGAATAAGTGAGGGTAAAGCGTCAAAATCGTATAAAGCCGAACATTTCTCGCAGATAAGATAGCGACCTCTGAATAAGTCTCTGGGTTTCACTTTTCGCCTCCTTATTTTATTTTCGCCTCTATCTTCTTTTTGTTTTCTTCCTCTGTTTTCTTTTGGGATTCTGCTTCTTGACCTTGTAATTCAACCAACCTATCTTGTAAATCCCTTTGGGTTTCTCCGAATCTGTTTAAAAGGTTAAACATATCTTGGATTAAGGTGTCTTTTGCACCAACGAACTTCCTGTCTAATTCGTCTTTTTTACCTTTATAATACTCTGGGTCGTAACTCATTGTTGTATATCGCTTAATACTTTATTAAATGCCTCCTCCTCTTGGGTTTGAGGGGGTTGCCACTCTAAAACATCACTCTCTACTTTACCGACCTTTCTCATCACCTCCTTTTGTTTTTCGGTGGGAAGTAGCTTATAAAGTAGATAAGTGTTTATACCTATAAGTATAATTATGAAAACTAATTGTATCTCTATAATCATATTTTTGATTCTTTCCACTTAATAAACTCGGCTAAATCTTTTTCGGTCTTTTCGTCAAGCGCCCTCATATCCGTTATATCCAACTCAATTTCGGCTTTCTCACTAATCAACCCTTGTAGTTTTAAGAGTAATTCTTCATCTCTTGAAATCTGGTTTCCCATACTCACTAATTTATCTTCAAATTGGAAGATTAGTCTAATATCAACTACCTCTTTTAGTCTTTCTTCATCTAACCTTTTCCTTAGCTTGGTTAAATCGTCTTTTAGGAATTTTAACCTATCTTTTAGTGAAACTAAAGCTCCTATGTAGGATTCCTCCTTTTTAGGTTCGGCAAAGTAATTAACGAAGTATTTAAGTGCGTCAGCTATAGTCTGTTTTGACCCATAATTCTGCTCCTCTAAGTCTTTATAATTCCAATTCTGTGCGAAGTAAAGCATACCGATTTTAAGGTATTTCTCTTTGGTTTCTGGTCTAATCCCTTCAAACTCTCCTTCTTTGAGTGGCTTTCTCTTATTAGCCATAGTCGCTTATACGCCCCCTTAATAAATTGACTTGTGATTAAATATGGTTGACTTGACTTCCTTGTTCACCCCAGAAGCGCTGAGGTTTAATGGAGGTCAATTTGTTTTAAGAAGGTGATACATTACTCATTATACCATTTTCTCACTTTATATTCAACCCTTGTAATCCACCTTTGAAGTAATCCTTATGTCCTCTCGCATTTAGTTGCTTTTTAATCTTCGCTAAAGCCCACGCTTGGTGACCTAAATTAAACTTCCCAAATCCGTGAGCTTGTAAGTCCTGTAAGGTTCTAAACCCTGTCATTTCCTTTTCTATGTAATCAAGCGCTTTTAAGGAATTGGATTTAAGTTTGGTTTCTTTTAATTCATTCATTTTGGCGAATATCCTGTTATATTGTCCAACCATTTTATTAACGCTGAAAGTATCTCTAACATAATCGGCTATTA